CACCCGATAAACGTGTTCCATCCACCTTATACCTAATCCCATTAGCCGTAACGCCTTTATTCTTAAATTGCTGTTTCAAAAGCCATTTTAGCTCGTCGCTAGAATTTAATCGCAACCAGTATTTATGTTCCATTGCCAACAGCTCTTTAGAATAATGTCCATCGAATTTAGAATGATCTAAACACACCGCCACTGGGGATGAAAACATACACCATGAATCATGAAGCACCTTAGCTATGCCATAATTATCATATATTTTGGTAAACACAGTATTCGCTGGTTGAGCGTATGCCCAAAATATGTTGGAGTCTGTTTTAATCGCCAGTGAGTGTCCCAAAACCTGCTTTTTGAGACTGTATACATACGTGAAATCTCGAAACTGTATCAATCGAGGCGGCTTTCCATCGTCAAATTTACCAATTGGTATTTTCTCATATTTAACGAATGTCTTGCACATTGATTCCTTTTCTGATACATTAACGACCCTATCACGTAGTAAGAAAAATGCTCTTTTGTACCGCTTTTTCATAGTTGATCTTGTGTGTTCCATCAAAGTTTTATGAGACACCGGTTTGAACGACCCGACACTATCAGCCATCACCATTAGGTTCCTCTCCAAAACTTGAAGTTCTGGGTTTCCTGGGTTATAACCCGGAATATTCCCCAATAAGTGACGTCTGGTCAATGCATCGAATTCATTACAAGCACAGTTGTTCCAATAAAATTGTGGTTCTATGTTACAATACGCACCAATGTTCAAATTGAATAGTTTTGCGTAATGTCGGAGTTTGCATCCCATTGTGTTAGCACGGACCTTGTATACTTTTTCATTCACCGAAAGCGGTACTCTATTAGAGCATTTACAAGGTAACACAATAGGCGCCATTAGACCAGATTTTCGGGTCTAGGCGATCCAATTGTTACAGATCGCATGAAAGGTCTGCGCGCCATTCTGGCTGCTGCATGCTTGACAGAATCATCAGCAAACATGTAAACCCTTCCCAATTTACCCTCCATTGTCGCATTATGATGTTTAATGTGATCGACAACCCTTGGGTTCTTAATCGAAGCTCGAAACTCCAATTCTTCCGCCGAAACGATGAATGCCTGTTGAACGGCACTGGTCAAAATCGTATAATCCAGAGCGGTTTCCATGGTGTATCCATTTTTAAGCAACCAAGCTCGAGCATCAGACACTAAAGTTGTTATGAAGTGCGTGTCTCTAACGTGCATAAAATGTTTACACCGCAGAAAGTTTAATAGCTGACTGTACACGAACCTAGTTGTTTTCTTAGCTCGTAACTTAGCTATAGCTCTTCGCGGCAGGCTCTCTAATTGTTTATCGTAGTTTTTGAAATCAGCTACACACTCAGCTGTTCCATCGGTTTGACAATCATTACAACATGTTGTTGCGTTGTTGGTTATGACCTTACTTTTGGGTTTGACAACTTTAAGCTTTGTGATGGCTTTGACTTGGCCGATATCTTGCAATACCTTGACTGGACCATCATAACCGATCCCACTAAAAGTGGCTTCAGCATTGATGTTATCCAAGTCATCTAACCCAATCTTTTTAACATCCTCAAGCTTCATATTATCACACTCATCTTGGAGGTTCATGTAACCAATTTTCGACGGCAACACCACATCGTTCTTGATTTGTTTTACCGGTTGTTTCCTTTTTCTCATCAGATAACCAATTAAATTTCGTATTTTTGACGCTTTTGTTCCAGTAGCATAGTGACAACCTGGTCCCCCGTTAGCCCCAATTTGCTTTGATTTGTTGTCCATTTTCATGAAATCATAGGATACAGTAAGGTCTGCATCAGGAGGGCCGCTCCACCTAGCAGATCGCCTGCTAACCGCGTGTGAAAGCTATTGGGATACTCTTTCACTTCTATTGCGAAGAGATTAAAAGGGTTGTTAACCCTTTACATAGACAACGCACTAAGTATCGTGATACCGCATCTTTCATTTGGTAGAGACATGGTTAGCAACCATTTCGCTT